GGAACAATAAAATAATTCCATTCCGCAAAAAGCAGTCTGGAATTATCTTTTAAGATTTCGGAACGACAGGATTTGAACCTGCGACCCCTACCACCCCAATACATTTTGGCTATTTTTGATACTTTTGATAATTTAGACAAAATCCTTTAAAATTAAGGTTCTTTACCGAATTTTAACTTTAGCGGATTTTGATAATTTTGATAGTTTTGACAGAAAAAATCAGCAAAAAATCAGCAAAATTTTTTGTCAAAATTTTATGGAGTTTTTATGGAAATAAAAGGCAAGGTACATTGTTTCTTTGAACAATCAGGCACGTTTAAAAATGAATTTATAAAATTAGGCATCCCAGCAGAGGATTACGACATTCAAAATAATTTTAACGAAACAGACCACGTTATAGACTTATTTACAGAAATAGAAAAAGGTTACGATGGCAAAGAAAGTATCTTTGATAATATTACGCAAGATGATTTGATTATTGCGTTTTTTCCTTGTATTTATTTTACAGGTTCAAGTAACCCTATTTTATTTAATGGAACAGGTTATCATAAGCCCAAAAAAGATTGTATTCCATTGATTATTAAAAGAAATAGAGATAGAGCATATTATTATGAGATGTTATTAAAATTATGTGGAATTATATATAATAGGTCATTAAGATTGATTTTTGAAAACCCTTATGATGATAGCCAACACTATTTGAAAAATAATTTTATAGAAAAACCAGCAATTTTTAATAAAAATAGAATGTTAAGAGGTGATTACTTTGTAAAACCAACAGGATATTGGTTTATAAATTGTGAACCAACGCATGGTTATAGTTACCAAAATGATAAAGAACAAAAAATAATTAGACGAATTCCGGGAGCAAAAGGTGATGGCTTATGTTCCGAAGAACGCAGTATGATTTCACCTGATTATGCAAGAAATTTTATATGTGATTTTATTTTGGGAAAAGTTCAGGACTTGCCACAACAACGGCTTAATTTAGAGTTTTAAAGGGCAGCACATTTGAGCATTGTTAATAGGCTTTACCGCCACTGGTGATGTTATTATAACAGGTTTTTGTAATTTTTTCTACAAAATCCGTTTATTTTGGAATGGAAATCCACATTTTTCAACTGACTTTTAGCGATATTATTGCATTTTAGCGAACGACTTATTAACAAAAAACTACGGAAATGTTAATTAGAATCTACATTATTTATATTGTAACAAAATGTAAACCTTTTGAATGATATTATTGATTTATGGTTGCAATAATCTAAAACAATGATATAATTAAAATATAAAGAGATTATGAAAGGATTACAAAATGATTGAATTGCAAAATTATTTCATAGCTGAAAACGAAGAAGAAAACGAAAAAGCGATTGAATTAAACAAAAACGCTGAAAAAGAATTTAACGGCTTATACGCCGTTGTCGAAAACGGAGAATTAAAAATTCAAAATCAAACTTATGATTTTGTTCAAGTCCCCGAATCGATTTTAAACGGTATTGATGAAATTAAAACTATCGTTAATAACAATGGTGATGATGTTCATGCATTTAATTACGAAGTTGATAGTTTTTTAAAAAACAACGGCTATTCTTTAAAGAGAACCAGCCAAAGCGATTTCGGGGCTTTGTATGAATAATAGAGGTGGAAAACGTGAGGGGGCGGGCAGACCCCGAAAGGAAATCAAGACTGTCTGTTATCATCGCAGGATTCCGCCGGAGTTTGTTGAACCTATGGACAAATTATTGAAAGAATTAAAGACAACAAAAAACCCCTCTAAAATCAATTAGAGGGGTTATCATTCAGTTATATAAAAAGAGGAGCGGGGACAAAACCCCGTAATGAAAAAATTAAACAGGTTTAAAAAATAAATCGTGTTCGGCTTTTCTGCGTCTTACTAGCCCTGTTAAAACTTTGCCACGGGCTTTATTGTAAAGCAAAATAGCTTTTCCGATTTCGTTTATGTTTCGGTTTTTAACCAATGTTTTAAGATTGGCGATTCCGCAATTATATGTAAAACTTACAAGTGCGTCGAATTGGTTTTGGTTAATGTTTTTTGGGGCATTATACGTTACAAACATTTCAAATTTTTCAAGGTCGTGTCTTAAAAAGCTGTTTGCAATCTCTTGTGTGATTGTTTGCCCTTGCTTAACGCCCGCCGTATGCCCGAATCCGATTGTCCAAACTCCTGCGGGGCATTTATAAGCCGATAGGACGCAGCCTTCAAATCGTTTTATAAGTTCTATTCCGTTTTTTGAAGTTTTCATTTTGTCTTTTACTCCTTTAAAATTATTGAGCTGTCAAGGATTCCTTGACAGCTCGTTTTATTGTCTTGGATTATTCGCAACTCAAGCTTAAACTTCGTTTATCGCCCTAGCGAAAATCCGCTGCAAAAAATAAAGGAAAGAATTATTTTATATCATCTAATCTTTTATGAGCGGATTTTACGCTATCTTCAACCCGCACCATTCTTTCAATCAGGTTATTGTGTCTATCCTGTTTTTTTTCAAGGGTTACAAGCTTTTCTTCAAATTTACCCAATTTAAAGGCGACATAAAGCCCCTGAATAAGCCCCTGAATAATAACCGTTAAAAGTATTCCTACTAATTCTAAGCTCATCTATTTTCCCATTTCCAAAACATCTATAACCGTTTTTATCAATCCTTTTATGTAATCTTTTCCGTTAAAATTCGGCAAATCGACATTTTTAAATTGTTCAAGGTATTGTATAAAAACATCTTTGTCCAAAAAATCTTTAAGAGGCTTATTGCCTCTTAGATTGTTAAATTCTTGCGTTGCAAGAGCTAAATTAAAAGTTTTTGTTTTTCCGCCAAAACATTTGCAATTAACGTGTTCAAGGCTGATATTGTCTTTCGTTAATATTCCGCCGTATATTCCTTTTTGAACTGTTGGCAAATTACCTTTTAACCATTCTTTTTTTAATACGTTCTTTTTAAAATGAATAGGAGGTATTGGATTGATTTTCATATTTTCCAGCTTTTCCCATTAATAACTTGAAACGTTTGAACCGCCCAACCCATAATATTAGCCTTTACAGTATTAACTCCTTGTAATTTTAGCTTTTCCCTAAAAATCAAAGAAGTTAATCGTCTGTATTCTTCAATAGTTATAGGTTCTTGAATACATTTATTAATAATAAATGCTTTGAAGTCTAAAAGATAATCATGCAATAACGCACTTAAAAGAAATGTATTATCTGTTTTTGAGCCAATAATACGCCAAAAAACTTTAGGTATATCCGCACCATTATAAGTATATCCTTTAGAAATATCAAAACTAAATTTTCTTTTTGTTGTTTTAATGGTTACTTCTATTGTATTAAATAATTCAAAAGGATATTTAATTTTGTTATCTTTAATAGGTTTGGGGTCATCATCATTAATAACCCTTATTCTTATATCGGGTGTTTCAGATAATAGTATTTCTTCTATTTGCTCTTTATTATTAAAATACTTCTTTGACAATTTCCATTACCTCTTTATAAATTGGTTTAAACTGTGGCAAAAACGTTAAAAGTGCTTCAATGTCCAATTTCAAATTTCCGACAACTCTTTTAACCTCGTCCGCTAAACCTTTGTTTTTATCAATCATTTCTTTTGCTTGCTTTACGGCTTTTCTAACCTTGTTTACAAAAGCTATTTTTTTAAAGATGTTCATAAAGTTTCTCCATTCTTTATTTTAAAAGCATTTTCAACCATTTCAGAAGTAATTGTTATATCTCCTACCGTTATTGGCATAACGGCTCTTGCAACTTTGCAATAAACGTTTTGACAATATTTTAATTGTGTATCAAGTTCAATATTGTTATCTAAATACCCTCTGATTTGTTCTAAGGTTAATCCCGATTGGCGAAGGAATGTTATAAAATCAAGAGCGGTCATTGTTAATTCGCCGACACGTTCGGCTTCCTTTTGTGCTTGTTCCTGCTCATAATTCGGATTTAAAATAATTTCTCCGTTTGAATAAATATAGTAATTATCGCCATATTGTTTAGCGTTATTGTATATTTCTTCCGTTACTTCGATATTTTTAACGTTTTCGCTATCGTATTCATCTTTTACGATTTGCGATAAATCAAACTGAACTAAAACCTCTTTTGAATTTATATGTGCAAAATACATTCAAACCTCCTAACTGTTTGTTCCTACTCGACGATAAGCCAATACATCAAAACTAGCAGCACTACTTGCTTTATATGAGCTAATTTTATAATAAACAGTGTCGTTCGGACGGACGATTAGCATAAACGCATCATGTGATTGTTGAAAATTAGAGCCATCTGCTTGAATTTTTGAGAAAAATATATCGGCAGGGGATGTGTAAACTTCTAACTGTGTGTTCGTGCGTGATGAATCGTTCCTGCTAAGATTTGTTCGGCATAAAATTTGATATGTATAATTTCTATCCGGAAGATACGAATTTATCGCACTTGTTACATCAACAGTACCGATTGCGGTAGCTTCGGTAATTAGTTTATAGCCTATCACCCATTGACCGTCGAACTTTAAATTATTCAACCTTGCGTCAGGCACTAACCCCGTTGTACGGTCGAGAAGTCTATAATTTATAGGGCTTCCTGCGTTGTTAAAGCCTACATAAAAATGCCCTGTCGTATTAGTGCCGTAACCCAGTTGAATACCGTAAGACCCCGTTACCTTTGCCCCGTAACCAATGGCAGTTGCAAAATTAGAGTTTGCATTGGCTTGAACCCCGATTGCAACACCATCCGAACCTGTCGCTTGCGAATTTACACCAATATTTATACTACTGTTTTCTGTTGAGGATGTTCCTAATAAAGTTAAAGAGCTTGTTCCTGTCGCAGTATTCTTCAAAAAATGTGCTTCACCTGTTGCGGTGAGGTTGCTAAGGTCTGTGTTTGCACCGCCACCGCCTGAATGGTTATCAATGTAGGTTTTAGTCGCTTTTTGAGAAGCGGCAACATAATCGCTTGCATTGTCGCCGCCTAGCGTCGTATCTGTATCTAAATCATAATTTTTAGTATATGGCATATTTTTAAGCCTTTAAACCTGTTACTACTGCTCTATAAGCCCCTGCTGAAATATTTGCCGTTGAATTAAATTTAACGGTGATGGTTGAAGCGGTTACTTCATAATATGTTCTTATCATTTCGCCCGTTTGCTCTAAGAAAAATTCAACGCTAACATTTTTTGTGCCGATAGAATTAGTTATGCTCCACGTACAAACTCCGCCCGAAACGCTCAATGCAGGGTTAGTAACCGCAAAACAGTAAGCCGTACCGCTTAAAGCTGTTTGAATGTTTGAAATATTGTTTGCGTTTGTACTGATTTGAGCTACTAAAGAAGATGTTATGCCCGAATCTAAAGCCGCTTGTTGAGATGGAGTTAAGGGATTTTCATTTATTTGAAAACGTGGAAGCCATCCTGCTTTTCCGTTTGTAGCCCAAGTGCCAGTGTAAGTGAATTGCCATGCACCTTCTAATGTTTCGCCCGTGTAATCGGACGCATTTTGAACAACCATATAATCGTTTACTGTTGGTGTTTTAACCCCGTCATCGTCTGCTGGATAATCGTTTACATTAGTTGGGACATTCGCCCAAGTCGCCCAATTACCTCTAAAATGAGCGGAATTAGTTTGAATAGCGTTATCAACATATTGTTTATCCGCTAATTTGTTTGTGCTTGTAGCTTCAGCAGGGATTTTACTATTGATTGTATTGATGTTTGTTTGGTTTGTGCCGATTTGAGAAACAAGAGCGGATGTTATACCCGAATTAATCGCATTTTGTTGTGCGGTTGTTGTTAAATCGTTTATCGTTGTAGAACTCGGTAAAGCTCCGACATCCGATGCCGTTGTAGGTACTGTAATATTAATTGTTTCATCCGTTGCTTGATTCAATGTAAAACTTTGTACGGTCGTAGAATTTTTTTGAATCGTGATTGTAGCGTTATTTACGGTTTGAGAATTGGAATATTCCCAGGTTGTACCGTTAAATGTACCTGTTTTGTGTAAAGTTGTATCGTAGTATTTTTGTCCTTCAAAAGGATTAGTAGGGGCTGATGGTCGTTCTTCCCATCCGCCATTATATATTTTTCCTGTTTTTTGAAGGTCAATCCCTGATGAATATTTAATTGGTGGCATTTTATTCTCCTTTAAATTTAATTAAGATATGCAAAACCCGTTGCAGCGGAATCCAGACTTATAATCACCTGATTGTCGCTTGTGTATTCTTTATGTGCTTCAAATTGCTCCCCGTTCGTGTAGGCTAAAGTAATTGAGGGATGTTTATTTAAGTTATGGTTGATTATCCAAGTGTCTGAGGCTATTCCCTGTTCAAAAACAAAAGTTTTAGATGAAATCGTTACGGTTTGGTCGTCTCTTGATATATCAATTAATGCACTTCCCTCAACCGTCGTAATACTATGGCTGATTTCTTCTTCCAAGCGTTCAACTTCATTATTCAATTCTTCTTTTGTTGCAAGATTTGATATATCGGGAATTACTGATATATTAAAATCCGCTTGTATGTCGGGCTGTTCATTTTCCGTAAAATCTGCTTCAAAATGCGGGATGTTTAGTGTAAAATCAGCCTCTAAATGAAGAACATCATTACTCATTTTGAGCCTCCCAGTCTATGACCTTTGGGCAAGCTCTGAATGTTAAAGAACCATTAAAGGTAACGTGTCCGATTCCTTCTATTTCAACCCCTGCATAAAATGTGTTTGTTAGTTGAAATTGTGCGGTTTCTTTTCCTATATAACCCTCTTTAAAAGGAAATTCGGGATTATTATATACATGGGTAATACTACCGCATTGAGTGTATAATTTTAAAATTGTATAACCCTCGGCGTTTTTGTAATTAATTGTTATTAAATCGGGTGCATCATCACCCATATAAACACAGTTGCAAGTCATGAAATTATCCTCTTTCTAAGCCGTTAAGCTTGATTTCAGCAATGGCAAACCCCGTAAAAGCACCGGATTCATACGAAAGATTTGCACTAAAAATATGGAACTTATAATATTTTGTGTTCGTTGGTAATTCTAAACTTAATTCTGCTGAACTTCCTGCGTTATATGGCGGTTTCAAAGTTCCTGTTACCAAAACTTCAAACCCCTCAACGCTTGAATTTGAAAAATAATTAATAAAATCAGTTTGGTTGTTAGTGCCATAAAAGTTGTACGCTATTGATGGCGAGGTGATACTAAAACCGCTACAATTCGTAAAATTGATTGTTGCAGAGGTAATGTTTAAGGGTTTTGGGTTGTACATTCCGGCATGAATAAATATTCCTAAAGTATCTTCTGTTAATATATTTGTCGAAGTATTATTGTCAAACATTCTATAAGCATACGCTGTATTATTCGCCCCTTTTCGGCTTGCACGCACCGCAAAACTATTCCCGCCTATTGTGCCGTTTGAACTCAAAACAGGTTGGACAAAATCCTTTATTTTGCCTGCGTACATCAAAGCACTGCTTAAAATCCTCATTTTATTCCTTCCTTATTGCTCCAACCACCCAATAGTTATTTATTGCGTCGTGTTCATAATAAATGTTATAATTACCCGTTTCGGTTAAATCAGGTGATGACATGTCAAAGTATTTTTCTGTTCCTAAGCTGTTAAGAGATAAATAGCTTGTGTTTGTTAAATTCACCTGTACTAATATTTGATGAAAAATTGTATTATTTGTTATAGTTGGAAGTGTAAAAGTAACTACTCCTGTTGGCGTGATAGAATTAATCGAATTATCTGCTAGCGTGATTGCACCTGATGTAGCTAAAACCGTTACGGGCTGATTTATTCGATTTACATTTTCATTTATTGCGTCAACTATGCTTGTTTTATCGGTTGTATCTAATTCGGCTAAATTTCCGATGTTTGGAACAAATAAACCGTTTTCATCATTTGATAAACCGTTATCGGCAGTTGTGCTTACTAAACTGCCCGATAAATCGTTTTTTTGTATCAAATAAACGGTGTTATTAACGGAATCCGTTAAAGCTAAAATTGAAGCGGTGTTTGATAAACTTGATACGGTTTGCAAGTTATTAACCTGCACCCCTGATTGAGATTGTGTCATTTTTTATTCCTTTAAAAATAAATTCAAAAAGAGAGGATAAAAAATATCCTCTCTTTAATTTTTTGTACTAGGTTGAAGCAGGTGTTAAAACAGAGAACGGATAACGGGTTGCTGCGGTTTGGTTTGCTCTTGTTACGGGATTTGCAACTTGAACACCTAAACGCATTTTAAATCTCATAGCCGCCATATCTTGCTGTGCAAGAGCATAAACTACTTCTTTTGTAGTCGGGTCAATAATTGTAGCTTCGGTTAGAAGTCTGTATTCAATATCTTCCCTGAATGCGTAAACAGCTTTTGTCCAATCGCCCGCAATCATCAGGTTATTAGCGGTGTTAAAGTTTCCGTTTCTATCAAAGTAAATAGGAACATTTACTAATCTATCGGGTTCAGCTTCGGTTAAATGTCCTAAGAATATTGGTTGTTTTACAGAGTCTCTTAAATCTCTTAAACGAGCTTTCATGGTGTTAGCAGCATAAAAACCGTTAACATCATAACCGTCTTCTTCAACAAGGTTCATTAAACCGCCAAGACCGATAATGTCAGAAGCTAAATCGCTGTTTGCAACACTACCAACTTGTAAAGTATTTCCTGCAGCAGTTGCACCCGGTACGATTGCAGTTGCCCATGAGGTTGGTGTACCCACACCAAAAATTGCCGCCTGGTCAATTACAACACCAAAAGCCGCTCTAACTTGAGGCACAATTTCAGCCCATAAGTCATAATCAGCGTCAGCGATTACGTTTTCAGGAACAGGAATAATACATGCGATTTCTTCAGCGGTTAAGGTCAAAGAACCCCATTCCATTTGTGTAGTTTGTTTTACACCAATATCATCGTCGCCCGTATTTCCTGAATTTTGATTTACAAAATATGCCATGGGTAAAGAATTTAAAACAGGTCTTTTATCTTCTTTTCTTGACATGTTCGGTAAACGTCTTGCAAGTCTTAAAAATGCCGATTCTTGAGGCAATTCTTGTATAATTTCACGAGAATATTCTACGGGAATTAAACCGCTCGCAGCGGTTCTGTTAATGATAGCCATAAATCTTAAGCCCTTTCTTTTTTTTATCGTTTGTTGTATCGTTTTTAGCTATTTTGAAGCGATAAAGCCGCTCTTAAAAATGCGTTTTTATCACCGTTTGGAATTGTATTTTTGTTATCAGTCGGTTTCGGGGGATTGCCGATTTTTTTAATTTCATCCGCTTTAAATTTTTCTAAGGCATCATTTGCCGCCTTTTCGGTTGCTTTTTTTAGAATTTCAGCGAATTTAGCCGCTTGCAATGAGGGGTCTTTTTCATCCGCCACCGCCATAAATTCATCCACATTTAAACCGACTTCTTTAAGTGATTGCCGATAGGCTTCTTTGCGTTCATAAAGAGCAGTCTTATTTTTGTAGATTTCAAGCTGTTCTTTTTCGGTTTTTGTTTGAAGGTCAGCAAGTTCTTTTTCGCTCATCATTTGAGCGATTTTTTTGTCTTTTCCGGAGCTTTCTTTTTTCAAGGTTTCAACTAAAGCCGTTAAATCGTCAATCCTTTTGTTGATGTCTGCGTTTTGGTCTTTTCCATTGTTGCCGCCATCTTGATTGTTTTCTTTGCCGTTTGCATTTCCTTCCGCCGTTCCGTTTAAAATTTTGCCGTCAGAATTAATGCCACCGTCATTTTGTAGTGTCATAAAATTTCTCCTTTTATTATCTATCGGGGTTAAACCCCATATAAATCGTATTGAGTAAATAAATCGGGGTCATAAGGTGCTGATATATCAACCCCTTTACCACGAGCAAAAAATATTAATTCTCTTACGTTTGCGTATTCGTTTTTGCGTTTTTCGTCTGCTCCGTTAAAACGCATTCCGTATAATTCAATTTTTTTATATCCTCTTAAAATTGCATAAGCTATTAAATAACTTGCAGTGTTGTTAAAGTAATTTCCGCCTAAAAGCTTATGGCAATCGTCAAAAGGGAAATTTTGACGGGTTAATGTTGCCTTGGGGTTAATACCTTTTGAATGAATATCAGCCCATAAATCAACTCTTTTTATTCTTTTTTCATCATCATGTATATTAAATGCCCATATATCATAATCAAGATTATCAAATGGAGCTTTGAATTTTGTCGGCAATTTGCCTAATATCGCTAATTTAGTTTTTTGCACCATATACAGCCGTTGATTTAATTCTTTGTTCTGCTTGTGTTTTATACTGGTTTTTTATTTCGTTATCGTTTAAAAAAACAAAATACGAGCTTTCACGGTCATTTATTGACCATCTTGCAGGGGCAGAGCCTAAATGATAATATCTGCCATCGGGGTATATAAACCGCCCTTTAGAATCGGATATAAAGCCGTTCATTGCTCTTGATTGAGGTCTTGTTCTCCATTTTCCGCTTGGGAGCTTATCTAAAATCGCTTTTAATTTCAATCTGCAATTATCGAATTCTTTATTTAAATCTTTTAATTGCTCATATTTAGCAATAGCGTTCATTCGGGCAAGTTCTGTATTAACGATTCTATATGTTTCATAAATTGAGCCGTTTCGGTGAGTGAATTTACCCGATTCAATTAAAGCCTTAGCTTTTTTTGTGATAACCCCTCTTTTATCCCGAAAACCCATAACAACATCAATTTTTTTTTGAATATCAACGAGTGCAAGACCTTCGTTTCTTCCATCCGCTATAATTTTTGTTATAGTGTCTGCTGCTTTTTTGCTTCTAACCGATACGGATTTTTTTGTAAAAACCGCATTTGTATATTTAAAAGCGGGGGTTTTCGGTAATGTTTTATATAATTTCGGTTTTCTTAAATTAAGGTCAAGCAATTTTTCAACAACTTCAACATTTTTAACTTTTGCTTCATTTAGCCCATCTATTATAAGCTGTTTAAGACCGCCATAGATTTTACCGTATTCAACCTTAATATATTTATTCATCGCTTCAATTTCAGCTTTTTCAAGGTTATCAAATATATATTGTCTTATAATTTGATACCCTGCAACGCATTTTGCGTTTGCATTTGCTATCATATCAAGCTCTGATTGTTTTTCTTTTTTTATATCGTTTTCGGATGGTTCTAACATAATTATTCAATTACGGGTAAACTGTCATAATTTTCTTCATTTGCTCTTGCAGCGAGTTCTTCTGCTGTTTGTTCATCATATCCCGAGCGTTTTAAAATTTCAGCATTCGGCAATAATCCGCCTGCGGTTCTTAAATCTTTAAGGTACGTCATTACGTCTTTTGGAACGGTTCTAATCATTTCGTAATCTATATCATAGGTTGAATAATCAGGAACGCTGTTTAAATCTAAGCCCGTCCAATAGGATTTTAAAACTCTATCAAGATATTCAAAAGATTTCATCCAGCATTGCTCTGTAAATCGGCAATTATCTTCCATATTTGCGTATAATTGTTGAATCTGAAATACGGTGGCTTGTGTTAAATTCGCCAATGCCTCGGGGTCAATAGAAGCCGCAACAATCCATATTGATTGCCACGTTTTATCAGTTATAAATTTTACAAATTCGGGGTTTACGTCTTTTGTAACAAATCTAACTTCGGAGCTTTCGCCCTGTCCTATAATTGCCCCTGTTTTTTGCATGCGTTGGGAGGTTTCTTCATCAATCAAACCCATATTTTTAAGGAATAAATAAGCCTGCCTAAATGTCGCCCATTCCGTTATATTATCTGACATTAACCTATCGTATGCGTCTATTAAGCTAACCGCATCTTGGGCGTTTCCACGTGCAAGTTTATTATTTTTCCATTCAATTAAAGGAATTTCAGTAAAACCATGCCTATATGGTTCAAATTCGCTTAAAATTCTTCCTGAATTTGATACATCGAACTCTTTAACAAATAATTTATCATATTCAAAAACTTTTATGCGGTTATTCTTTTTTCTTTCGTAAATATAGCCTTTTTCGGGTTCTCCGTTATCGTCATATTTGATTTTTGCATGCCAGCTTTCAACCTCTCTTATTCTAACAGGATAATTTATTTTATTTTCGGTTATTGTTTCTTCTTTTGGTTTATCGATATAATTTAAAGTGTAAGTATTTCCCCATCCCCCGCATGATGCCATTAATTCTGTGTATAAAGTATCAATATTATTTATTCTATCAAATTCTTTATATTTTTCTTTTATAGAATCCGTTATGTTATCAGCATATTTTCTTTGAATGTCGCCTGCCAAATATCCCGCCTTTTTGTTCATAATCACGGAAAAATTATTAAATGTTGCTTTAATATTCGGGTCCGATAAGCTAACCGCTTGACGTGCTAAAATAGGAATCCCATCCGCTTCTTCGGGATTATTCCAGTAAAAAGTTCTTGCGGGTTTATTTTCCGCCCTCAAATGCAAATTATATTTGATTCTATCAACGTAATTTAATTCTTTATCTTTAAAGTCAAGCATTTTATTTTCCTGTATTATTAGTAATCTCTAGCGGTGATAGTTGCGGTCCCATCTTCATTGTATTGAATATCAGTAACAACGCAATCATAAATTGTATCTTGTCCAATGGTGAATAAATCCCCGTCATAATGCCAAGAATCCTTAATTCCTTTGATTTCTCCCGCTCCTTTAATAATGCCGTCATAGAGAATCGGGTTAATCATAACTTTATATGTATAACCGCTATTTAAAACATCATAAATATTAATTACGGGCTTTTCGTTAACGTAGTCAAGAGAGCGAATAATAATTTTTGCGTTGTTCGGGATTTCAATATCCGAATAAAGTTCAAACCCTGTTAAATTGCCGTTTTCAACAATAGGGTTTTTAATTAATCCGGTTTGTTCGTTTTGCATGTTAGCTGTATTAGATATATAAACTCTATCCAATAACATCATATTCATTGCTTCAAGGTTAACGGTAAATTCAAAATTGTTTCTTTTTGTTTGAATAGTTGTTAATTCAAAATCAACTATGTTTTTTACGCTATTGCGGTCTGAAACATATTTATATTCTTTTTTTATAAGTTCATAATCTGAATCTGATTTTCCTTGTTCGGGTTGTTCGTTTGCCTGTCCGTTGTACCAATATAGGGTTAATTCGTCCTCTGTCCAGTCATCATTTTCAACAAAAGAAGCTCTTATAGCTTCGGTTTGCCGTCCGACATTTGGTGTCCATTTAAAATTCCAAGAGTTATGCTGATTAAATAAGCCTATCGGGGTTTTATTCGGTTTATCAATAACAAATGTATGTTTGCCGTTATATAATGGAATCATAGCCGCCTGGGAATTAGATAAAATTTCATTTATAATGTCTCCAATTTTAACGGCTTCTGCTATACACCCGTCCGCTTTATATCCCGATTGTTCACACCATTCAAAATATTCTGCTAAAGAATCGTTATCAATATGTTCTAAGCTTTCAGCTCTGGGGTTAACGCTTGAATCCGTCAATAAATAACGAACAATAGCGGCAGGGTTTGAAGTATAATCCGTTGTATTCCAGTCTGTACCGTTCCATACGGGGATTTTTGCACTTGCCATATAATTGAATTTTTGAAGTGTACCGGATAACCCTTTATAGGCGGTTGCAATAAATCTTATTTGATTAACAGACGGCAAAATTGAATTATCGATTACATTGCCATCAACTCTGAATTGTATTTCAGAGCAATTCGGATATCCTACCATGTAGTTGCTTTTTTCGGAGTAATCGGCACTTTGAACTTTAACCGTATATTTTCCTTTTGGAACAGTAAAACCGATAGGGCGGAAAAATAACTGGTCTGCTAGTGATAGCCTTGCAGGGCTTCTCATGGTAACGGTTGAACCGCTTACGGTTGTAGTTGATGATGATAAGGGATTTTTAACATTATCGACATCACGAATATAAATGCTATCAGCGTTTGATATATCTTGCCATTCGCCATTTTCAAGTTTATATTTAATATCAACTTTTGCCGTTCTTGATTGTCTGTTGCCCGTTGACTGGTTGATTGTGTATAGTCCGCTTGGAAAAGCAATTATAACATCAATTTCGGTTGTGTTTTCGGGGGATGTGCTTAATACTTCCGAAACTGTACCCGAATAATAATTAACCGATTGATTTAAAGTTGTGGTTTTTGTGAAACTCCCCGCTGTTACAGTTTCGGTTGTTAATAGTGCTTCAAGGCGGTTTGTAGTTTCTTTTGAATTGTTTCTGGTGTAGGCTGTCGGTGCGATTTGTATGCTTGTTAATTCGGTAATTGTATTTGAAAAGGTTAAATTGCCGTTATAAGAATATGTGCTACCGCTTCCTGTTACGTTTGAACTCGTAACCGTAATATTTTGGGTTGATTCAACAACGCTTGAACCGTTAAGAGCGTTCAAAACGACTTTAAATGTTTTATTTGAAAAATTGCTAATATCGACGTTTGTAAATTTTATTTGAAATTGAACATTAACGCTTGTTGCTGAAACCGTTTGATTATAATAATAAGTTGATGACTGGTTGACTTCTTCTTTTTTATTGTAGCTCAATTCTTCATCAATAGAATTTGCTCTAACATTTTCAAAACCAATAAAATTATTGCTTGCTGATTCCTTTTGAATATCTAAATAGTCTATTGAATATTCGTTTATCGAAGTTTCGCCCAGTTTAAAATCAGAATAAGCAACATTGTTATAATTCGGTATAAAATATTGATGATATTTATTGGTGCTTCCACCGTCATTAACAAGCCTAAACGGAGTTTGAGCATAAGAGGGGGTTTGTTGAGTTGTACCAAAAACAACGGGGATTATATCGTTTGATATTTCGTTGTTTGCCCCTTTAAGTTCAGGCTGTGTGGTTGAAGAATATTCTTTGTTTCGTGTAGTAGCTGCCGCTGTTCCTCTTGCACCTGCTAAGGCTCTTGAACCTACTACGCCCACCGCAGCAAGTCCAACTATACCCGCAATTAACCCCGCATGAAGCGTTACAGCAGCAGGCAGAGCCGCTGCAATAGTCCAAAAAGCTAAACTAAAAAGAGCTGTTACAACTCCTCTTGGCTTTTCAATGATTTCAACTATATCACCGTTTTTAAAGCGGTTGTACCATTTTAAAGGTTTTCCGTTTAGATATATTTCTTTTTGGTTTTTAAATTCGTTTAGATGAAAAAACGCAAAATGCCCGTCACATTTTTTTTCGGACAGTTCACTTTTTGTCATACATCTTTTTACTATTCTAATCATTTAAGACCTTGTATATAGTTGATTTTACGGGGATTTTATCAATTCTAACCCCGTTTATTGTTTTGTGTATAAATTCTTTATTGTTTATCGCATATCCTGCGTGGTGCGTTGTACCGTTATGATAGTAAACAATACAGCCTTTTTCGGGAGTTTTTAGTATTTTATATGGAATATTTGAAATTAATGCGGTTGCAATATCTTTTTTATCGATTAAAATCGGATGTTCGGGCAATATAAAATTATGCTCATCTTCAAATATCTCTTGCACAAACGTCCAACAATCATTTTTGTCATCTATGTATTCGGTGTTTTTAAAATATTTAATAAAATTCATAGTCTAAAACCCCCTGAAAGGGGGGTTAGTGGTCGTTTGTAATAAGGAGTAAACATTAAAGGTATAAATTCGGAAACAGTTGCTTATTATATCGGATTGAACCGCAATTAACGTTAAAGCTGTGTCGTAAATTAATTGTAGCGGATACTATTTCATTGGTTATTTGAGGTTCAAATATTTCAAATAACCCTTTATCGTATTTTTCAGCCGTTTCAAGTTCACGATTAACTAAATATAATTGCATAGTTATATTTTCATTTGTGTTAATCGTTTCTTTAATTAAATTCCCTGCAACATTTTGAACGTTGGATAAAATAATTTGTGTTCCCTGCTGCTCTGTTTGAGAGGGCATAGTAAGGTCAAAAGGATAGGGTTCATAGGTTATGCCATCCAGTTCAAGACTTTTAGTATCGTTAATTAAATAATACGTTTTATCCCATGCACTATGGGATAATTCAATTAAAAAATTAACATTACGTCCTAAATAACGGCTGTAACTGTTTTTATCTAGTTCAAAAAATCTTTGTGCCATTTTTAAAATTATGCCCTAAGCCCGTAATTTACAATTAAAACGTCATTATTGTTCACTATTAACGGTATATTATTTTGAATAGTTAAATATCTGTTTTGATTTATTATAAGCGGTTCAAAAGCAAGATTAACGGATAATGTGTATCTGTTTGAATTCGGCTGAAATTCGGGAACGTCTCCAATCAATCGGGCAACCCTATTTTGTTTATATCTGCAATCGTAAAATAAAAAAGGTAATGTCCCCTGCCTTAAATCGTACTTATACCATGAATAAAAAAACGGATATTGTTCACGGGTTAGGCTGAATGTTGCAGTTACAAGGTCATATATATCGCTAAATGTTTGACGTCTGAATGGAATCCCCGCGTCAGGTTCAATTTCAACATATCCTTTTTGGGGTTTATTTGAAAAACCGCTTAATAATGGTTTTCCCCATTTCCACTCTAACATGCTTGAACCCCTTTTCTATCTTCACGAGCATAAGCTGATTTAAAGCCGCTTGAAGTTTTTTCTGATTGTAGAGCGTAATTTACACGCTTAATAAATACATCAAGGCTTCCATCATCTCTTTTTTGAGTTTCAACATTTGCACCGGAGTAATTATAAATATTAACTACTGCCCCTGTGTTTGTTGCTTCAACCCCTAATTTTCCGTTTTTTCGGGTTAAAGGCATTATAGCTTCCGCCCCTGCTTCGCCCATAAGCCCTGCACCGTTTTTCATAGGAAATACGGTAGGTTTATTTACAACTCCGCCACGGGCAAAAGGAATAATTTTGCCGTTTCTAAATGCAGCACCGTTTTTAAAACCGAATAGACTTCCGATGCCGCCCAAAATAGTTCCGAATATTCCACCGCCACCGATACTTCCTGTTATAGAATTTAATATCGGATTAATAACGGACATTTCTAAGACTTTATCAAGAACTTTTTGAAGAGCCGTAACGGCAATATTTGAAAAGCTTTCAAAGGCATTGCCCCCGTTTCTTACTGCGTTAATTATTCCGCTTGAAAGAGAACTTGAAATGCTTTTTGCCATGTTTTGGGTGTCAATCCCTGTTTGTTTTAAGCTGTCGTCCACCTCTTGAAGTTTTAATTTTGTTTCATCAAGAGCGGTTTTATTAACGTTCCACTCATCCGTATTTATTTTATTTTCGGCTGCTAAATCCCTTAATGTTTGAGTTAAAGAGGTTACTTTATCTTGAAGTTGTTGATATGCCCCTTTTTGTTTTTCAATTTTAAATATTGAATCAATATCCGCCAGTTTTTGATTAGCTTGTTTATATTGTTCAAAAGCCGTTTGAACTTGTGTTGATGATGTTCCATAAGTTAAAGCCGCATTTTGAACGGCTCTTTTTGCTTTGTTAACGGCTTCGGTTGCTAAGTCGTAGCTGTCTTTAATTTGTTTTGCCTGAGAAGTAGCACTTGAAACCCTGCTTGAACCTTTAGAAGATGAAGGAGATATACTAAAATCGGATGAAAATTCATCTTTTAACTTCATCGGGGCTTTATTAACAACCGGGGTTACAACCGCTTGCTTTTTAAGTGCGATTTCTTTTTTAAGAGAAATTATATAATCGTCAACTCTCTTTTTTTCACTTCCCGATAGTTTTTTAGATTGCTCTTCAAGGTTTTTTAGAGTTTGTTCATAGCCTTTTATTGCAATAGCTTCTGTAGAATTATTTTTAAACCATTCCGTTGCCGTTTGGGTAAATTTTAGCAATAATTTTTGTGCTTTTTCTATTGCGGGGTTTAGCTGTTTTCCGATTTCTTCTTTTAAATCGCCAATAGCGTTTTTAAGCTGAATTGAGGCGTTTGCCATTTGTTTAGCTTGCCCCTCGTAGCGGTTGCCTAATTGAACCGCAATCGCAGTCATTTTTTCGCTATCGGACATGTTTTTATTTAGTTCAATACCGTAACGCCCTAAAGCGTTTGTGCTTGAACCTATGGATTTACCGACTAAAGTAAACGCTTGCTCTAAATCCATTCCCGTTGCTGCTGCAAAATCTACAACGGCTTTTGTAAGTTGCTCCGTAATTTTTGTTTGTCCGATATATGCTTGCCCCAATGCTTGAGCTTTAATTATCGCTTCATCACCGTAATTAGAATAGCTTTGAATTTGGCTTGCAAGCTCTTGAATTTGTTTAGAATATTGCTGTGAATAAACCCCTGCGTTTGCTAAAGTCGTATTTAGCGATAAAACCGCTCTTTCTTGAACTCTAAAAGCTTCTGTTGCTTCCATTGCAAAATTAGATACGGCTTGAATACCTCTTAAACCAATATAAGCACCAACTAAGCCCTTTAATTTTGAAGTTAAACCGTCAACGGGATTTGATTGCCTTTCAAAACCGCCAACCGCTTTATTAACTGCACTATTTGCTTCATCAAGTGCCTGTTTATAATTTTTTGTTTGAAGGGCTAACTTTTTAAACCCCTCGGTGTTTTGATTTCCGCCTAAAGCAAGCTCTTTTAAGACTTCGATATTATCTCTAACCGCTTTTTCATAACCGCCGTAAACCGTAGAAGATTTTTGAATAGTATCGGCATTCTTTTTAAAAGCAGTACCCACGTCATTTAATTGCTTTGCGGCTGCTTCAGCGTTTGTATCTATAATTATTCTTACTTTTCCGTCTGCGTCAGCCAATTAAATAATTCCTTTTTTCAATTTCTTCTAAATCTACTAAATATTTAAGCCCTAAAGCTAATTTATACGGTATTTTTTCAATGTTTAAACTAATTAACCCCGATTTATGCCATGAAAACATAGATAGTATTAAATAAAATTCTTCATCTAAGTTTGAATAAAGATTTTTATATGTATCTATTGCAATAGGGTTTTTGACATTTCCTGCCCATGTTAATTTATTTGCTAAATGCGGGGGATAGTTTAATTCTCCCTTAGACCACAAAGCATAAGCAATTTTTACTTTTTTTCGGTTGTTTTTGCCTCTTGAATTAAATCAGTCAGTTTTAGAGCTATTTCATTTCTTATTTGGTTATGAATTATTGCTATTTCAGGACTTGCACCCGCTTTTATAAATTCTTCATAGGTATTATAGTTAATAGCCTTACCATCCCCATCTTCAAGTTCTATTTTATTTTCAAACCCTAAAAAGCAATTATATATAGCTTCATCAATGGCATTTCCGCCCCAGATAAAATTTAAAACGTCTGCACTATTCGGGGTTCTAAATATAAATTTTGGGGGATTTTTTTCGTTTTTAAATTGTTCGGGTATAATTTCAATATTTTCATTGTTTTTTGCTATTGTTAGTTTCATTTTATTTCCTTTATTTTTTAGGAGCGGGGGGAATAAATCCCCCTATGCAGATATGGCAGATTAATTAAACTGTAAATAATGCTTTATCCGCTTCAATTAAAGCAGGTTTAATATCGTTATCCTGTGCAATTCTAAAGCCTGATGTGTAAGTCTGAGCTTCGTTAATTGTCGCTTCAATATTGTAAGAATTAATTGTAATCGGTGCAATAAATAAAGCTCTATTTGCGTCTGAATTGTCAATTTTATTTAATTCGATTACAAGTAAAATTGTATCATCATTTTGAGCGGTTGTAGTAATCGCCCCTGTCGAATCCTGTACTTGAACCGGAACAAATTTTGCAATAAATGGTTCTGATTGATTTAATGTAGTAATACCTTCTATTGTTCCTGTTGCATCGGTGAACCCTGCAGCGTAAGTCATAATATCATCACATAAAGTAGTTATATCAATTTCATCTTTTTCAAATTCAACCCCTGCACTTGTTGCGTCGCATTGAAAATTTAAAGTTAAAGAGATATAAGTTTCATCTGCTGTCGGTGCTTCCGTACCTGCTGCTACAAAAGGCACTCCTATTTGAGCATTTGCGGGAAAACCTGACGTTTCCCCGATTGTTTGAGGTGCGTAAAGAGTCCCTTTTGTTAGGGTTGTTGTTCCATCTCCTGTGGTAACTGCTGATTTTGTCGCATGAAGAAGTTTGCCGTCTCTGCCTGTCAATCTTTTAGTTTTTGCCATTGTTAGTAAATCCTTTCAATTAATTAATTGTCGTATATGTGAACGTTCTTGTTAATGTTTCAATTTTTAAGCCTGTGTTTTCGGTAAATCCGCCCCTTGCTCCTTCGTGGCGGTTTAATAAAATCCTGTAATTCGGTATCAGATTGAGCGAAGCTGAGAATGTATCAAGCTCTTTTTTAATGTATAAAATATTGCTAGAATCTAACCCGTATATGCTGAATTGAATATAGCTAACTCCATCCGTATAATTATTTTCGTTGCATAAAACCTGTTTTGTGCCGTCAATATCTAAAGGGTACATCACTATATACGGTTGCTTTGTACTTTCGGGTGCCTCGCCAAAATAAAATTTAATATTAAAATTATCAAGACTGAAATTAGCCTTGATATAGTTAAATAATTCTTTTTCAAACATAATTTTTTATAATTTATAATCTATAAGCCCGCTTTTCTTTGAGCATTCTCCCAAAGTTCGGGTATTTGTTTTTGTACCGTTCTTGCTGCCATTCTCATAACGGGGTTGGGTTTAGTTCCGGGGTGCTTAACTTTTTTATAAAACACTTCTTTACCGTTTTGTTCAAAATGCAATGCTTGAGCGGTTACGGGTTTTATTTCGTGTGCGTTTGTACCGTATTCAATATCTGCCGAATATTCAGCATTAGCAGTTATCGTTTTATCCCCGTCATATTCAATACTTCTTTGATAAACTCCCGTTTTTCTCGGTGCATTTTGAACCGCTGTTTCTTGAACTGCCGTTCCTGTTTCAACGGTCAACATATTAACCGCTTTTATCCACTTAGATAAATCAGGCAGTTTAATTGTTACGGTTGTTTTCATTTAAATACTTTCTTCAAGCCAAATTAAACTATATTCAGCATGCTGACCTCTAACGGGTGTTATTCCCGTTACTCCCATACTCTGTGTTTTTTGCCCTGAAATGAGCCATTTATCGCCGTTTTGCTCAATTATCGTTTTAGATCCAAACTTTTCTTTTATTGAACAAAACAAGGTGCCTGAAACATTGGATGTGTCTTTAGAGTTATTAAAAGTATTTGAATTATTCGGGGTTTGGATTAATCCTTTAAAACTTCCAACAACTTTATAGCTTGCCGGGGTTTCAAAACTGCCCTCTTGAAATTCTAAAATATTAATAGGTGTGTAGTATCTATCTATCATATTGACTGGAATAACGCCCCTCTGTCGTTTGTTACAATAGCATCTTCTGTTTTGTCATAAAAAATAAACGTATTTTTGCAAAGATACAAAACTTTGTATTCACTAAAAAAGCCACTTCCATATCTATATTCCAATTTTAAGATATCTTTGTTATCGCCAACAATTTCATATTTTATTTTACGAACTTCTGACTTCTCAGGCAAAGAATTAAGCCATATTGCAAACTCATCCAAATTTTTACCCGTCCATATAAATTGATTTGTATCTATTTTGGCTAAATGTTCTTTTTCAATTTCTTCATAATGGCTGGTGCTTGCTTTTTCTCTTAATTTTGCAAAGCAAAAAACAAAATCTAAAAATTTGTTTTCATCAAAACATTTAACAGCTTCGTGTATAAGCCTTATATATTCACCATCAATTTTATAAAAGTGTTTACTGTCTAATATCATCATTGTACAAACCTCATTTTCTTATAATTCAACTCAACCCCTGCAACTAAACTCTTTGGATAAGCTAAAGCCCCGATTGTAACCTCTTCAAGAGAATAGCTGTAATTTCCGATATTCTCGCTTCTTAACCCCGTAACTTTGCCCCGTGTAAAGCCGTCATAGTACATCATCTGGCTTATTGCAAGCTCTACATCTTGCGGAAGGTGCATAATGTAGTAAAAATACGCTTCATTCGGGTTAAATTTCGGGTTATCGCTTGAAACGGTTTCACCGTCCACCGTTACATAGGATAAAAAGAAAAAAGAATATTGGCTGATATAGTCCCAGTTATTCGTAGTTCTTATTTTGCATAAATCACCGCTTGAGGGGAATTGTGCGACTTCGTGCCACCGCCCTGTGTGTCCATAAAAATCCGTATAGTTATATCGGATTGTAAACCAATTATTTAGCCATTCACAAACATTTTGAATTGTTGCATATAAATTATTTTGCAATTTAAAATCTATATTTTGTTCAATCCTTGTAGCTACGCCGTTTGTAATTTGATAGCTGTACCCTTTTTGAAAATTGCAATTACATTCACAATCCACTGTATCAGAGCATAAAAAAGTACCGTTTTGGATTGTCGGCAATGCCCCGATTTCATCATATTCACCATTCATTTTTATAGAAAATAAATCAATCATTATTTTTCTACCTTTTTAATTAATTGTGTCTGTAATGCTTTCATTTTTGCCAGTTTTGCCTTTTGTAAATCCTTATCAAGTGCCATTTCGCCAAATTTATATTGTACTCCGTTAATTTCTAAGCCATAGGCGGAATTAGTAACATAAGGCATTAAAGTAACAATATTTTTTTCATTTATAAATAAGTTTAATTCTTTGATGAGCATTTATATTCATCCTTTATAGTCGCACCGGCTTACGCATTTTAAAATGGTCTTTGACCAATTAACTCTGTTCTATTTGCGAATAACCGTATTAATGAGCTTGCACTATCCGGGGCATCGTCATGTACTGCTTTTTCGCTATATGTTTGAATTTGTTTAATATAGGCTTCATCCGTGCCTTTTACAAACTTTATTCTTTTCCAATTAGGGTAAAGATAAGTCATTATTTTAAAATGCTTATTCATTGTTTCTTGATAAATTACGGTGTTTGGGTAATTTTTCCCCATATAGCCTTTATCATCGTTTTTTTCCGTAAAATTAGTACCGCTTCTAAATTCTTTTCTAAAATAAGACATATCATTTAAGCAATCGTCAATATGTCTTTGCCATAACTTACCGAACAAATAAATTATGCCGTTTTTTTCATTTCCTATTGTAAAAGCCGTACCGTCTGAACCATCAAAGCCTTTGTCTGTATGAGATATACCGTTAAATATTAATTTTGTTTCTTCCTCACTCGCCCAAACGACACCCCTGAAAGCGTCATTAATCCATTCTGTCGGTTCTTGCTGATATTGAGATAAAAACATTAATTCATTTGTTTTTATTTCTTCAATTCGCTCTTTTGTGTATTGTGTAGGTATTTGGCAAACCCCGTTAATTAATAGGGGTTTTTTAAGTGTTTCATATTTGTATTTTTTTTGCAAAAAACCGCTCAAATCGTCAACATGTAATCTTTGTTGAATATTTACAATCGGTGCGTCCGAATTAAAACGGCTTAAAAGAGTTTCTTCATAGTATCTATGTACTTTTTCTCTTAACTTGGGATAATAAACATCATCCGGCTTATTGGCATCATCAATAACCATTAAACCGCAAAAGGTCTTACAGTCTCTTATTCCTACTCCATAACCTGTAATTTGGCTGCCTAACGAAGAAAAAAGACAAACACCGCCTTTTGAAGTTATTATTTTTTTTGTTGAATAAGTGTTTTTGCCTGTTTCTTTTTTAAGGTATTCCGCCCAAAAATCATCAATAGGTTTTAATTCTTCTTCTTCATATACCGTTTTAAAAGGGTACATTGCTTTATATATCGGATGTTCAAGAATATTTCTTATGCTTTGGGCAATATCAGCTACTAAACTTTGAGAATAGCTTGTATAAATTATATTGCTTTTGGGGTTCAATGTTAAAGCATAAACGCAAAGCCATTTTGCAAGGGTTGTTTTTCCTGCTCTTGGCGGAATGTTTATATTAACTCTTTTCGATTCAAGTTTACAAACTTTATTGAAAACATTAAACAAATCTTGATGTATCGGTTCAACTACAAACTTTGTTTGCTCGATTGCTTTAAATAAGTATCTGAACCAAACTTCAAAACCCTCTTTAATTAGTTCATAGCCCAAATATTCCGTATCAATCATTTATAAACTCTTTAATATGTTGTTGAGTTTCTTTTTTTGTTGCTTCGTCAATAAACACTTTTTGAATTTCAACACCGCCGTTAAGGTTAATGTTTTTGTCTTCCGGTTCTTTTGCAATCTTTAAAAGTTCAATGGCGTTTTTATAAACTCCGTTTTCAATTTCTTTATTGACACCTTCAACGACCTTATCAACCGTTTTAAATTCGTTCAACTTTGTTCTAAGGTTTAATAAAATATTTTTTTCGGCATTAGCTTTAATTGCACCCTCTGATTTAGCTTCGGGCGAGGGTTGATATTCGCTTGAAAACCTTTTTCCTTTTTTTAAATTCTCGTCGTTCATCCGTCGTTTTTTAAATTTTCTTAATAATCTAAATTGATATATTTTTTATATACAAATCTCTTAAAATTTTATCTAACCTCGGGAATTTTTGATACCAAAACCAAAAACCGATATACTTTTTATATATTTTCTTTTTCTATTGTTGTCATTACGGCAAATTCAACATTTATTCCTTTGCCTTTAATATTCACCGCTTCGCCTATTTTTGAATATTCACCATCTTGAATATTTATACTTTTAATTAGTTCAGGCATTTTAATTTTAAATTCTTCAACAATCTCTTTATTAACTGTTCCCATTTTCTTTTTCCTCTTTTACATCAAACTCTTTATTAAAATAATCCTGTGTAATATAAACTTTAAACTCGTTTTCTTCATAATTCTTTTCGGTGCATATTTCTTCTTTAGAAAAAATCGTCCTGCCGAGTATTTTAAAGTTTGTTATTTTAGTCCAAAAATTATTATTCATAATAAAAATAAAACCCCCAAAATTGAGGGTTTAGTTATAACCATTACTTTATTTGATAGGATTATATTTTTTCAATTAATGTTTTTTGTTTTGAAATTAATTCTTTTTCATTGTTAAAATTGGTTCTAAACGTTTTCCAAATGTTTTTATGTTTTTGAAAAGTGCCATAATAAAAAGATTGGTTGGTTTGGGTTCCATATCGGGGGGTATTAATTCTTTTTTGCCATTTTTTGTATTGCATTTCTGCCGTTTTATCAAAGTAATATTTGATTTTATCCGAGCCATCCTCATTTTGTCTTAAAACTTCAAACCACCTGTTAGAACAAATCGGACATTCATAATAAGCAAGATATATGTAATCAGGCTTTAAAACCCTGTGCTTAAAAAGTACAATCGGTTCTTGATTATGACATTTTCTCAAAAATGTAAACCCCTCTTAACCTCATTTTAAGTGCAAGAACTTAGCACCCGATTCGGCAAATCTCAAAATGTTAGGCTATTCGCTAGACTGACAAACAAATTCCCACCTGCCTAGGTCATTTATATTATACCAACCTTCAAATCCTTTGTATATCGTAAAAAGCAACTAATAAAAAACTATGATATTATTCAAAATTAATAAAAAAGAGCAATTCTTTAAAGATTTTGCTCCCTTTGTTTTTGCCTTTATAAAATAACAACGCTTTAAACACTTCAAATAATACCTTTTCAAGTTTTTTCATATTGTATCCTTTAGTTCATGGGGTGATTGCAATAAAAAAGGGGCTTAAATGCCCCTGTTTTTATATCTTTATTAAGTTTTTACACTTTTTCTCTTTCATTGAAAAACATGTAACCATGGTATTTTAACAATTTCAAGTATATGTTACAATTTTGTAATGAAAAAACTATTTTTAATTTTAACCATATCGAGTTTGTTCTCGAATTGGTGCATAGCTAAACACCTGCACCCTGAAAAATATTACCAAAATCAATGGTGCGGAAAATATAACGGACAACAGGAATATAAATTAAAGGACAAAACCCGTGTTGATTGCGTTACAACAAATTATGCCGTTGAATTTGATTTTGCAAACAAATGGGCGGAATGTATCGGGCAAGCTTTATATTACGGAGTTTCAACCAAAAAGAAGCCCGTTTGTCTTTTAATCGTTGAAAGGCCCGAAGATTTTAAATATTTTTATCGTGTTAAAAAAGTTACGAATGTGTTTAAATTTGATTTATGGTATATAAAGGCACCGGAATATGTTTATAAAAATCGTTAAAATTATAGCTGTTATTCTTTTTGTCCCAATCGGGTTATGTTTTTATTTTAAATTTGTTTTGCCAAATTATTTTGAAAGTATGGGACTTGATTATCCGGAAGATAATGAAGACTATAAAAATTAATTTTATTAGTTAGGATTTTTTGTTAAGAAAAAATTGTAGCTTGCATCTTCAAAAGGAACGGTGCTATAAAATATTTTGTATTGCTTTGTCGCAGGCTCAAAAATCGTTATAACGGGCATTGTTTCAATTAACCCTTTTTCATCTTTAAAAAATGCTTTATAGATGCAAAGCTGATTAGCAGATTTTTTGCAATCTCCGTCAGCCGTTGAAACATCAACCCCTTTAACTTTTGAAAAATGTTCAAAACCCCGCATAAAATACTTTTCGTCTTTAAGATCAGCACCAACCGATGTAATAGCATATTTATTCACCCATAAATCTTTATTTTGAACTTCTTTTAAAACGAAACTATCCATGTTTGCTTTTTCTTGCTTTGTTAATGGCTGAAATTTACTTCCTGCAAAACATATACTAAACAACATTAAAGATACACTAATTATTATTTTTTTCATCTTCTTTAACTCCTCTTAACCTTCTTTGGTATTCTGCCTCTCTTTGCTCTTTTTCGGCGAATTCTTCGTCCGTCAGCAAACAATCAAAGAATTTACATAAAATGCCGATAAAATCAAAAAAGCACCAAATGCCATTTATAATAAGCCCAAACCCTGCCATCCAACCAAGCAAAATAGCAATTAATAATTTGGTAACCCCGGCTAAGTTTCTATTTAAATAAAAATCGTGTAATCCAATTAACCCTGTGAATAAACATAAAACAATCGCTATAAATTGGCTTTTTTGCTCTCGTTTCTTTATCGGTGTTCCTTGATTTTGCCATCCGCAATATTGACAAAATTTTGCTTCATCCGGCAATTCTTTCCCGCATTTTTGACAAAACACTATAACCCCCTCTTCTTGAATTCTTCTCTTACCATTTCATTAAACCACTTTTTCATTTCTTCTTCTTTCGGATATTCTTTTACATTATTGAACATACTGCCCTTGCCCGCAAGAACATAATTTATATTTACATCAAAATCAACCAATAACTTACACAAATTATCAACGCTAAACTTGTTTTTGTCTTTTTCTATTGCACTAATAAAAGCCCTGCTAACCCCAAAATGGTTAGCAAATTCTTCTTGCTTAAGTCTTAATTCTTCTCTTATTAGCCTGATTCTTTCGCCCATTGTGGACATAATTTATCCTCTAAATATATGAAGTTTTGTAAATATGCAATTAATTACTTGCATTTATGTAAGTTATATGTTACATTATTACTATGTTAAATGAAGTAACCAATAGTAATTATTTAAAAGGTCAAACCCAATTAAAAGTATGGGTAGATGAAAAACTTAAAACAGATTTTCAAATATCCTGCTTAAAAAAAGGCTCAAATATGACCGCCGAAGTGGAAAAACTACTAAGGCAGTATTTGAAAAGCGAATTCTCCGCCAATGACGGATAGTTTTTCGATTATAACTAATAAAATTTTACTATAAAAGCCCCGAAAAAACAATTACAGGGCTTAAAAAAAGTACACATTTGAACTTTGAAAATTGAATACCTGATACGGAAATTCGGCTTGTACAGCCGATACAGTACGGCAGTTCCGATAAAGTGCAATGACGGGCGGGTTGCTTCACCTGCTGGCAGTCCTATAATTGTACATCAAAAGGAATGCAGAAAGAAGAGCAAAGGTAAAAAATACAATTATAAGTTTTTACACTCCGGAAAGACGGGGATTTTAGAACGAAAGTTCTAATAAAGCGGGTATGTGGTCTCCCTATTGCCCGCTGACTTTAGGATTTTCAAGGAGTACTTATGAAATACGATAAAATTATTGAAGGTGATTTAGTTCTTGATTCAAAAACTGATTTAAAAATTAATGAAGTTTTTGAGATTAAAGGCAATTTAATTTTAAAAACCGCTATTAAAATAAGCTTACCAAGCGTAACTTCAATAGGTGGCTGGGTGAAAGCTTGCCAAAACGCTAAAATAAGCTTACCAAACGTAACTTCAATAGGTGGCACGGTGGAAGCTTGCCAAAACGCTAAAATAAGCTTACC